AGCGGATGCACGCGGCCATATGCGCAACGCCAACGCGCGCGCCATAATCGCACTCATTGAGCCTCTTGGGGTCGTATCCCAGCGCACGAGCAGACGAGGGTAGCACTTGGAGTACGCCTCTCGCATGGCCATGACGTGTTCCAGGGCCGACCGCAGCACAGTTGTACGAGCTTTCGATCTGCGCAAGCTTGAGGGCGGACTTGACCCATTGTGAGCCAAGGCGCGCTTGGGCTTCCCGTGCAACAATTCGCGCGACTTCCTGTTTTTTGGTTGGCATGCGCTTGGGCAACGTGCCGTAAGGGTTAGAGGCCTTGTTACCAAGCGTCCCCGTCCAGTTGTTTGCTTTGTCACGGGCAAAGAACTCCGCTGAAGACATATCTGCGAAAGATGGCGTTGATAAAACCAACGCGGCTGCAATGATTGTTTTTTTCATGATTTAATCTCCTCTGCCTTATCCCCATCGTCTAGCGCCTGCAAAGCAATACGACCAAGCTCCTCAAAAATTTCAGCAAGTTCGTTCTTCCGTGTCTTGCTCGCGAGAAACTCGTCCCACCCGCCAAACGCACTCATCTTGTCTATACCGCAAAGAGGGTCATAGTAATCCTTAATGGACATTGGCTCTTTGACCATCTCTCGGCGCAAAGCATGACGAGCAATCGTGCGAAGCGCAGTTTCGTAAATTTCCTCTTTTTTCATCTTTCTATCCCCAATTCTTTCTCAGCTATTTCTACACACATAGCCAAACATGACCACAGCTTTGCTTCTCTTTCTGTCTTGGGCGCATCAATGTCCTCATGTTCAATCTCAGCTATTTTGAGCAACGCAGCTTGTGCTGACTTTGCCAAAGGAAACAAGATTTGAAGCTGAGTGCGGCATTCAGAAAGCAGCGTTTCTGGCTGAAGCTCGTGGAATGTCCTGCCGGTCGGGGGCGGCATGGATTTGAAGTATGCGTCGATGCGGCTCAACAACTCATTCATCTTTCTTCCTCGGTATTTTTAATTTTGCTGCCTGCATCATCTGAGCCATTTGAAAAGCTATAGAAGGCTCTAGCCGAAAAAATATGCGCTTTCCTTCTTGGTCTACTGTGATGCGAGCAGCCATCATAAGCCATTCTGCCAACTGCTCAACGGACTTTGGTTTATAATCCATAAGCATGTCCATTGGCGTTCCAAACTTTTCTTCAAATATTTTGCGGGCGTCTTCCATGTCAGTCATCTTTTTTCTCTCCCAGTGCAGCGGGTGGGACAAAACAGTATTTGCCCTCATCATCAATCGCACCTGTCAAACAAGCTCTAGCAATCAGAGGCGCGAGGCCATGACCTTGATGTCATCCTCGACAGCGACAGCGATGCTGCTGAACTGCTGCGCAAACTGTGCGCCAAACGCCAGATAATTGACGCCGTCCACATAGTGATCGGCCTTCGTGCGGCTTTCCTGCAAGCGGGCAAGCTTGTTGGCGTGCAGGATCATCGCAACATCGTACTTGCTGATCGGCTTGTTCAAGATGATCGAAGCCAGATCAGCGCTGCGCTGGAAACAGGCGTCTTCAGGCCCGTATTCTTTGCCGCGTTCATTTAGTAGACCTGCGGCTTCCTTCAATACTTCACGATGGTTCATTCTATCCTCCTTGCTGATTAGCTAGTTTCACTTTGCCTATATGGCGCTGGTTCAATATTGTCTTCCCTACGGAAAAGAAACCGCCGGTTTCATCCCTGTAGAACTCTTCGACAATAATGAAGTCTTGTTGATTCAGAACATTCTCCATGTCTTCAATGGTTCTTGCAGGATGCTCCGCAACAATTTGATGCACAAATTGTTGCGTGGCATTGCGATCCTTTGAGCGCACAGGCATGTTCATTGTTACGATGAATTTCATCACATCTCCATTTCTAAGCCGATTAACAATTCCATAAATGGATGCCTTTGTCAAGAGGCTTTACTTCAGGGCCTTAACGCCTTCAAGAGGGCGCTTTGCGTTCTATCTTTCATGTTAAGCACACTCAATACACGTTCATCGATTGTGTGCGCAGAAACGATGTGCAGAATGCGCACGACGTTCATCTGCCCCTGCCGATGCAGGCGCGCATTGAACTGTTGATACAGTTCCAGCGACCACGTTACGCCGAACCAGGCAATGACGTTTCCGCCAAGCTGGATGTTGATGCCATGACCGCCGGAGGCAGGATGCGCAAACAATAATCTTATTTTGCCCGCATTCCAATCATCGATAGTCTGTTGCTCTTTATCGAGCACCCGCCCCTGCGGAAACCGTTTCAGCAGTCGTTCCAGATCGAACTTGTAATTATAAGCGACCAGCAAATTCTCGCTTGGATTGTCCTCGATTATCTCGGCAAGACGATCAAGTTTCTCGGCGTGGATCTCTGACCAGTTGCGGTTCTCGTCAGTGTACATTCCGCCATTGGCGTATTGCAAGAGCTTGTTGGCGAGCACCGCCGCCGTCATTGCTTCTACGACTTCTCCGTCCGGCAATTCCGCCAACAAACTCTTCTCGAACTTTTTGTACGCCGACAGCGCCTGCGCGGGCATTTCAACGCGCTCAATCAAATCAATGCGATCAGGTAAATCCAGATAATCAGCCGCGCTCATGTGAATCACATGCGGCGACATCAGGTCATGGATTTTTTGCGCAGAGCCCTCGCGCAGCGTCCATTTGTAACCCATATAGTCGCTCTCGAAAAAACGCTGTTTGTAGGCCGTCATTGTGCGTCCCAGCGCCTGCCCGAAATCCACCATGTACATCTGCGCCCAAACGTCGAGAAGTCCGTTCGGTGACGGCGTACCTGTCAGGAGCACGACATAATTAGTGTAGGGCAGTATTTTACGCATGGCGCGGAAACGCTTCGAGGAAGGATTCTTGAATGACGAGCTTTCGTCAATCACGACCATGTCAAAGGGCCATCTGGTTTTGTAGAAATCAACCAACCAGTCGACATTTTCTCGGTTGATGACGTAGACCTCCACATCCTGCTGAAGCGCTGCAAGGCGTTGTTTTTCGCTGCCAGTGCAGACACTAATACGCAGGTGATTCAAATGCCGCCATTTCAGCGCCTCTTGCGCCCAGACGCTGTTGGCGACGCGCAGTGGGGCGATAACGAGCACTTTGCTTACGACCGCACCGCCGGTCAGGTCGGCGATGGCGGTGAGCGTCGAGGCGGTCTTGCCTAGACCCATTTCGAGGAACAGGCCGCAGCGTTGCCGCTTGATGATAAAATCGACCGAGCGGTTTTGATAGTCATGCAGATCAGTACGGGAAAGCATCAACATCATCCATGTTGTCAATCACGCGCACTTCACAGCCCAGCGCGCGGCGGCGCTCATGGTCACGGCGCTGCGTCTCGGTCGGCTCGTTGCCGGGCGCCTTCAGCTCAACAAAAATGATCCTGCCGCCGGGCAACGTAACAATACGATCCGGCACACTGCGGCGACCGGGCGACACGAACTTTTCGCACAGGCCGCCCAGCTCCTTCACGCGGTAGACCAGCGCCATCTCGATCTGCTTCTCACGCATCGGAGAGGCTCATGAACTCTTCAATGAAGGCTTGCGCGAGGGGCGCGACGATCGCGTTCCCGTAACCCCGGAGCATTTCCTGACGCGAACGACCTTCAAAGGCGCCGCCTGATCCCACTCGGAAGGAAGTCCCATCAACCAACGGGAATGTGCCGGACTCAACTGGCCGCCACTTTCCATCTGTGCAGTAGAGCCAGTCAGCAGCTCCCCAGAAGCCGTTAGTCGGGCCGGGCTGGTCGCTAGTTGCGCGGTCGTCCGCAAGTCCATCCCGCCCTCGCCATGCAGGCCGGGCCCGTTCGTGTCCGAAGTGCGAGGGCTCGACCATGACGCCAGCGCCACCGTCTTGCGGCTGCTGTCGTTGTTTCCCGCTGGATTGTTCCCGTTCTGCGCAGGCGCCCCTGCCATTGGCGTCGGCCAATGTGTAAAATGCGCCATCGCGCCTAATTGGATTGTGTTGCGTGTGAACTCCGCTGGCGAGCCGTGTTCCTTGGCGTTGTGCGCCACCGGCGTCGGCCACGAAGTACAATCGTTGTCGGATGTGCGGCGCGCCGACGCCCGCAGCGCAGAGATCAAAAGCCCCGAAGGCGTAACGCGCTGCTTCCATGTCAGATTGAACAAGGTCGAGCCAACCGAGGCCGTCCTTGCTCGCAACCTGCTCTCCAAAGATTGTTGGAGGGCGGCACTGGCTAATGAGGTGAAACCACGCTGGCCAGAGGTGCCGCTCATCATCAATCCCTGTTCTTTTGCCTGCCGCGCTGAAAGGCTGGCACGGACAGGATCCGGTCCAGACGGGGCGGTCATCGGGCCATCCGGCTCGACGCAAGGCGTGGGACCAGACGCCGATCCCTGCGAAGAAGTGGCATTGAGTAAATTCAAGAAGTTCATCTGGTATGACATCTTCAACGCTCCGTTCATCGACTTCGCCCGGCGCGATGTGGCCTTGTTTGATGAGTTCGCGCAGCCATGCAGCCGCCTTGGGGTCGTGTTCATTATAATACGCCGTCACAGCATCACCCCCATGTTTTTCAGTCCCTCGCGCGCAAGAGTGATGTATCTGCTGAAATCCACATCGCCCGGTAATGTCGCCGGCAGTGTCATCACGGGGCGCGCCCCGTCCGTCTTAGGCACTTTGTTCCTGTTTTTGGCGTAAGATATCTGTTCGTCTGGATTGACCTCAGTCGAGTAATAAAATCGCACCGACTTGCCGAGATACGCGCCGCGCCAAATGCCGCCGCCGTCAACGCGACGAATTGAGACAAACTTCGTCAAATCTTGGCAGTCTTCGATAGTGCGTTCAATCGGCGTTCCTTTGCTCAAAAACTCCGCCATCGCGTCGGCCACGATCGTGAACTCCGGGTTCTTCGACAGGCCCGGCTCGGCGTAGACGCCCTTGCGCTTGATCGAGCCGTCCTTCTTGATGGCGATGTAGTTGTTCACGTCGCGACTGTGGATCGCCCGATAGTCGGCGCGCTCCAGTTCGAAACTGGTGTCAAGCATCCAGTCGAAAGTGATGCCCTCCAGATCAACGGCCATGTCCTCGTGGCAATGCACGACGATGCCGTCTGTGTTCGCGCTCACGACGCGAATGCCTGCCGCCTCCAGTCGCTCGATCAGCATCAACAGGCACAACTGCCCCGTGATCGTCGTCTGGATCATCAACTGCGGCGCGTAGAGCGCGCTGTACATGCTCCCCAGCTTTCCAAAACTTCCGTTTACACAGATTTTAAGTGTGTCGGCGGTGAGCTTGTCCTTCTTCTGCTTGGCGATCAGGCGGCGCGTGACGATGCTCTGGTAGACCTTCAGGAAATCATCGCCCATCTTCGACGGCGCGAGGCGCAGCTTCAGGATAATGCTCGGGTAGTAGCTGGCGACGTCAAAGTCGGCGAGTATCTCGTTTGGCCCGGCGACAACGCTCTGGCGCTTCTCGCAAGAGTGCAGGCCGCCGATGCCCATCTGATAGTCCGTCTTGCCGATGCGAATGCGCTTCTCGGCCAGCCAGTCCGGCATTTTCACCGCCCCGTTCAGCCCGATGGGGAAACCCGTCTTCAGGATGCGCTGGAATGTCTCGTTCAGGTCTTCTCCGTCAAAGCGCACGATCTTCGGGTCCAGATAACTAACCACGCCGCCGATGTCGGCCTTGGGCGGGCGGTACTCTTTGCCCGTCATTTCGGTCAGCTCATGCTTGATCACCGCCTCGGCGATCTGTGCATCGCTCTTGCTGCGCAAATCGATGTTGCCGTACTGCTTGCCCATCTCGGCGCGTAGCTTGATGGCCGCCTCCAGCTTGCGGAAGAGGCTCTCGGTCGTGTCAAGGTCGTTCTTGCAGTAGGCGCGTAGCTCCTGCCGCTGCGGCGCGCTGATATAGGCGTCCGGCTCAATCGGCAGCTCCTGCATCGTCGGGCAGTGCAGGCGACCGCCGTAAATCTTCAGGCTGGCCCGACCCGGCGCGACTTCGATGAGGTCGATGTGATCCCACCGCGGCGGCACACGCACCTGCCGGTGACGCGCGACGATCCACGCCGGGAGGTTGCTCTTAATGATTTCGTCAGAGAGCGCCTTCAGGTTGGCGCAGGGCCAACCGCTGATGGCGGCGGCGATCAGGAACAGGTCGAAGCTGTTGCTGTTGAAGCCGATGGTCACGCGGCTGCGCATCAACTGCGCCACGCGCTCCTTGTCGAAAGGCTGTTCGTCAAACATTTCGAAGACGGCGGTCTTACCGGTCTCGATATCCTTGAACATGCACAGAAAAAAATTACGATAAACTTCAACGTCAACGATCAGCATGAGGAGCGGCCTCGGATTGATATGGTAAAAAACCGCCCAAAAACCTCGAGTGTTTTTGGGCGGCTTCTCTTACAGGAAATCGTTCGCTTCAGTCTCGAAAACGTCAAAGTCGTGTGCACTCGCCTTAACGCCATCCGCGAAGGGCTCGCCGTCCTTGAAGAACTGAACGCCCAGAAGGTTCGCGTTCACACGCTTGCCGTAGCTGTTGTCCTGCACCCACAGCTCAATGATCCCGTTGACGTAGCAACCGGCGTAGAGCTTGTTGTCGTCCTCAGTGAGCGGCGAACGATCGCGATCAACACAGATCGGGCGCGTTTTGCTCGAGGCCTTGACCGACATATTGCCAGCGTAACCAGCGTATTCGAAGTTATCGCCGTCCTTCATGAAGAGTTTGTCGGCGGGCACACTTTTGACTTTACCCTGCCACTTCTCCTTAACAGCCGCAGCGATCTCCCCGTCGATCTGTTTGATCAGATCAGCGTGCTGCTTCTTATCAAGAAGGAAAGTCGCCTCGTACTTTGTCTCTTCACCCGAGAACGTCGCCTTGCGGAACAAGTTCGGGAAAGACAGGCGCACATTGTTCAGTTTGATTTTTGCCATTTTTCGTCTCCTTTTGACGTTTACGTTTATCGTCCGAATGGACGTTTCCAACTTGCACAACAGAATGTCGCTGCGCAAGTTATTTTTCGTCGTCTTCACCAGAATCGAAATCGCTTGCGCTTACGGTAATCGCAGGGCGGGGGTCGTCTTCGCGTGTAAGTGAGGGCTTGCCGCGCGGCTTCACGATGAAGTCGGCGAGTGCGGCCTTGTTGTTCCTGCCCAGAAGCTTCTCGGCTTGAGCCGGGCTGATCATTTTCTTGGCGTATGCGCGCTCGCCCAGCATCCGCTCCAGCGTCACAACAAGCCGCTCATCATCCTTCCACTGCCGCAGGCTGCGCCCTTCGACAATCTTGAAGCCGGGAAACTCGCCGCCCTCCGCAATGCGCTGCATAATCAGCTGCTCGACCGACGAGAGCCACGCCTCGATCAGCGGCTTCGCCTCAAGGGCGCGGCGCAGTTGATCGTCGTTGAGCGTGTTCGTCGGCTTGAGGTCGAGATCCTCGAACTCGGACATGATCGCGTTGGTGGTCATGCTGTAGAGCGCGGGGCAGGTGGCTTTCGCCTTACAGAACCGACACTGTTTGTCGCCCGGCACGCGCGGCGCGTCATCTCTCAGGGCCAGCTCCGCCGCCATCGAGGCCAGCTCACCAAACTTCATCAGTTCTCCGCGACTGATAATCGAGACGCTGATGTGGTCGAGGCGCGGCTGCACAATGTGCATTTCAAACTGATCGACGTCAGCCAACCAACCGAAATCATTGAACACGCCAAGCGCGTACAGGAGTGGCTGCGGATTTTTCTCAGCATCGACCTGCACGCCTTTGCCAAACTTCAGGTCAATGATGCGAACAGTGTTCCCATCAAGGATCACGACGTCGCTGGTGCCGAAACCCTCCGGCACCCACTGCGAAAAGTCCACCCGCACTTCGTACATGCGCTGGTCGCCCGGCTGCGCGCGGACGTAGTCGATGTACATCTGGCAGGCGTCGATGAAGTCTTTTGTCACACATCCTTCGAGATGTGGCATCTTCGCGATCATTTCCGCCGCAATCGCAATCGACGCATCGAACGCAGTCGTGTTATCGTTAAGCGCCCGCTCACAGATGGCGTGCGCCAACGTGCCTTCGTCAGCGAAGATGCTGCTGCGGTCGGCGAACCCCTCCTCAGCCTTCACCGAGCCGGGGCAGTTCATCCAGCGATGCGCGCCGCTGGCGCTAAGTTTAGCGTGAATGGTCATCAGCCCTCCTCCCCCGGCTCGCGCGCCAATTTCTGCGCCATATTGTTTAGCTCGGCAAAAACAATTCCTATCTTGTCCTCGGGCAACTCGGTAATTGTCCTCGTACCGCAGGCCGAAATGGCCGCCTTGATGGCTGGCACAAACTTGGCGTCCTGTCGGCTCAGGCTCATGGCCAGCTCTTTCAGGTCTTCGCGGTTTACGGGTCGCGTTCCACCGACGAGCGACTGTTCAGTCGCACGGTCCTTGACGACCGGCGCGGTCTTCTTAACATTCCGCTCGGCCTTAAGCTCAGGCGCAGGCGCAGGCGCAGGCGCAGGCGCAGGCTCAGGCGCGGGCTCCGGGACCGGGACCGGGACCGATTTAGCGACGGCCGGAATCTGGCGCCGAGCCATCTCAGCGTACAGGCGCTGGTTCTCAACCTGAATTAAATTCTGGGCTTCAATCGCCGCAGCGAGGCGGTTAATCGCGTCTTCAATCATCTTCTATCGTCTCCGTTTACGTCTGATTTCTACAGGCGCGCCTGTCTACAGGCTTGCCTGCTTCGTTTAGATACGTTATTGTCCGATTTGTGTCAAATCCCCCCTGAGAAAAGCATGCTTACATCCACAAAACTCGGCAGGGCGCTTGGACTAACCAAGACGACCGTCAACAGGCTGGCCAAAAGCGGACATATTCCGTTTGTGCGGCTTCCGTCTGGCCATCGACGTTTTGATCTTGAGGAGGTCAAGTCGGCATTGTCCACAGAAGCGACCCTGATCTTTGCCGGATCGGATGAGACGCGCGGTCAAAAATCGGCGGACGGGGACGACAAATGATGGTCGAATTTATTTATTGCAAAAACTTCGCCACAGCCGAGCAGCGCAGCGTCCCGTGGGATAAGTTTGCCGAGGGGCTGACAAGATCAGTCGAGTTCGCCAACAAGGAAGCCTCGAAAAAGCGCGGCGCTTTCATCGGCGGCACGCTCATCGACCCCAAGCGCAACCGAGCCGACAACAACATTGCGCGGCGCACCAGCGTCACCATCGACCTTGATCGGGTGACCATGCCGCTCGATGACATCGAGCTTTTCCTGCGGCTGGAGCTTGGCTGCGCCTTTGTCGCTTACTCGACGTTCCGCCACACCGACGCCGAGCCGCGCATCCGCATTGTCGTGCCGGTCTCCCGCCCGCTCGACCAGAGCGAGTACAAGGCCGCCGTGGATCAGATCGTCGCCTTGCTGGAGCCGGTCGGCGTCGCCGACAAGTGTTCGTGGGTCTGGGCGCAACTGATGTTCCTCCCCTCGCACCAAACGGGCGTCACGCCTTGGTCAGTGGTGCAGCGGGGCGAGGCGTGGGCGGTCGCCGAGGGTTTGACGACTGAACAGTCGTCAAATATCCCAAACCGCGATTTCGTGACAAAAGAAACCTGGACGACTGAACAGTCGTCCGGGATCTTTGAACAGTCGTCCGGGATCTTTGAACAGTCGTCCGGGATCTTTGAACAGTCGTCCAACGACGACGGCGTCGCCGATCTGGAATTTGCCCTTGCCCAACGTCCGCTCGACCTGACGCCGGAGGCTGTGGATAACATTCTTGAGCGGTGGCCTGCGGCAGACCTCGACTACGACGGCTGGGCTGAGGTCGGCATGGCGCTCTGTCACCAGTTCGAAGGCTCGGACGAGGGCTACAGGCGCTGGGTCGAGTGGTCAGAGAAGTCGCCCAAGCATGACCCGCGCGAGATGCGCGCCAAATGGCGCTCCTTCGGTGGTCGTGCCCGGCCGAAGACGATGGCCTCGATCATCAAGCACGCTGGTGGCCTGCGGCAGGCGCTGGAGCTTGAGCCTGCGGGCGACACGTTCGTGGCGCTGGAGCGCGAGGCGAAGGCAGTCGTGGACATGGGTGGCTACATCGCCCTGCGCGACCGTGTGAGGGGGATGAGCGAGACTGCCCTGCCTGTGGCCATGCGCTCGGCCTTGGCGCTGGCGGCCTTCGAGAGCTTCGGCAAGCGCGCGGGCATGACGAAGGGGGAAGTGAAGCGGGATTTCCGTCCCGCCCGGCGGAGGGGGCCGGGCGCAGTGGGGGAGCAGTCGGGCCCGGAGGCGGATGCGCCGTTCTCTGGACCCGACTGGCTCTCGGACTGGGTTTTCTGTGAGGCCGCCAACACGTTCGAGCGAGTGTCAGTGCGACACTCGATCATTCCCGCCGCCTTCAAAGCCAGCTACGGCGGGAGGGGTGAGGTGCAGATGGCAGAGACTGACGCGGCCAGCTTCGCCCTTAACGTCTGTCATATTCCGCGCGTCGCCGACCTGATGTTTTGGCCCGGCGCCGGGAGGTTCTTCGAGCATCGGGGCCTGCGCTATCTGAACACCTTTGAGAAGAGCGGCATCGAGCCCTGCGCGACGCTGGAGGGCGACACAGACGGGCAGGCGGTGGTGGACCTATTTCTGGGCCACCTGAACCACCTGATCCCCTCAGAGCGCGAGCGCCGCATCGTCCTGAACTTCATGGCCTATGTGTATCAGACCCCCGGCAAGCGCGTCCGCTGGGCGCTGCTGATGCATGGCATAGAGGGGGCGGGCAAGACCTATTGCTTTACGGTCATGCAGCGTTTGTTTGGCCACAATGCCAAAACGGTCGGCACGACAGCGATCAATTCAGAATTTACCGGCTGGGCAACCGGCGCCCTATTGATCAACATCGACGAGGTCCGCATCGCCGGCACCAACAAATACGCCATCCTCGACAAGATGAAGCCGATGATCTCTGACGACACGATCTCGGTTATCTTCAAGGGCAGGGACGAGCGGTCGGTCCCGAACTTTGCGTCCTACATGATGTCCACAAATCACGCCGACGCCATTCCAGTTTCGGACAACGACCGGCGCTATTGCGTGATCACGACCCGGTACACGCGCAAGGAGGAGCTCTTGGCGCATCTTGGCGGCCCGGAGGCGACGGCGGAATATTTCAGAAAGTTATTCGCCGAGACCGCGCGGCGCGCCGACGCCATTGGCCGATTTCTGTTGGACTGGCAGGTGGACGCGGGCTTCGACCCGGAGGGGCGGGCGCCGGAGACTGGTGGCTTGTCGTCGATGCGCAGCTTGAATGTCTCCGAGGAGCGCGACGACCTTGAGGCCGCAATGGACGATTTCGCCTGCGCAGTTGTTTCTCGCAATCTGCTGGATGTCACCGAACTCAATAAGCGCGCCGTACTGGATGGTCGCGACCTTCCAGGGCGCAAACAGCTTGGGCACCTGCTGTCAGATATGGGGCTGACACAGATCGAGGGCCGCCGCATCAAGCTCAAGGACCGCGAGCACCATTACATCTGGTTCAATCGGAATAAACACACCGACGAAGAGGCAAGACGCCTCGTTCGTGAATATCATGACGG